TTTTGGCTCATCTCCCCGCGGGTATCAAACCCGCTCCTCCATTGGCATTTAACCAATGAAGGCCCACAGTTCCGAATTACACGGAACTGACCCAACGACGCCTAACAAATTGCGTCTTGGGCCTACCTGAGCGAAGCAAGTGCTCATGGTCGACTGGATCACTCCAATCAAACCGAAAACACTTAAGCAATGCCGAGTGACCTGAGATATTACTCTTGGGTGGTCGGCTCTCCAATGTAAAAGCCTTGATTAGAGGCAAATGGAGATGGGGATCCCACTTTGTCACAGAAGTATCAACTCCTGTGAACGAGTGTAAACCCATTGCTTTGGAACTGTGTGGGACTGTCGGTAGCTCACCGAAGACCCTCCTGAGTTGATCTGCTACGAAATTCGCAGTTTTCCAATAACCTGCAAAATGCAGAGAATTGGACAGAGCAAACCAGGATGCAGTTTCAGCTGCGTTCAAACGCCTCTCAGGCGCTACAGTGGTAACACGAATGGGAGTTACCCATTCACCATTGTAGTAGTCACCACCACAAGACTCTCTGAACGAACCAGTCCAGAAAGATTTGTCAGTGTTGACAACTAGCGCAAAGCGTCTTAGTTCCTGAGTCACAGCGTAGACGTGCTCGGAAGGTATGACGATATCATCGCCATACACCCGAACCGAACCTCTGAACCGGTTAACATCGGCCAAGGTTAACGCACGACCGAGTCCGCGCTGAATTCCTAAAAAGGCGATAGTCGCAAAGACTAAGGCCTCTACGGGAAAACAGGTAGCGGAGCCCATAGACGCAAACTTTCTAAGAACAACAATTCTTCCATCAGGAAGAATCGCTCGTTCTGAGCGAGTAACTCTCAAGGCGGCTCCCAACCAGGGAAACCTCCTACAGAGCCCTTGTTGAACAAGAGAGTTCAAAACCCTATCGCTAGCATCAGATAAATCGATGGTAGCGTAGGCTCCTGTAAGAGAGCCTTTTCGAGCCAAGTCGCGATTAACGCCTTGGTTCGAAAAACCGACAAAACTTCGGTCGGAATCACCGGCCTCCAGATTGTCGACAAGGATCTCGAGCAAACCCTGTTGCATATACTGCATGTGGGTTGGCTCTTGAGCTATGACCCTTGGGGTTTTGAGCGTTTTAGGAACAAGAGTCACCTTAACGGGTGGCTCTTCTTCCTGGGCTAGAAATTGCGGTATACGCTCATTCCAATAACGGTGATTCGGAATACCGAAATCAACGTAAGGAAAGAGAGTATCCAGTCGTTCTGTCCAAGTCGGAAGAGACCATTTATGGTTACCTTCCAGTCTGTCAGAGACATGACCGGGACCGTGCTTTGGAAAAACATCTCCAGCGTAAATATCTCTATCTACACTGGAAAGTTCGTTACCAAAGACAAGAGTCGCCATACGAGAAAACTCGAGGTAATCACCCTCGGTCCATTCGCCCAGCAACTCACGGTCACGCAATTCCATCTCGACATCGAGATATTTCTGGATAGCCGCTTTCTCCCTCTCAGGAGAACAGGGCAATAGGACCTTCTTCAACAGATAACAAATCTGTCGAATTGATCTTATTGCGCTAATTGACGGCTTTCTGAGCAATATCCCGCTGCGTGAATCGAAAATTCGACAAAGGAAACCCGAGAGGAATCTTGGGAGACCCCCTCTCCAGGTGAAACCCTGGAAAAGGTCGGAGTCGACCTTTCCGATGGAAAGAGATTTGTCAAAGTCTCCTCCATAGGAAGGAAGGGTTATCGTAAAAAACGATAATCCCTCATTTTCGAATCTGGAAAGGGCATATACTATGTCCTTTTCGGCACACACGCCGGAGATTTCACCACACTCTCGTGTGATTGAAATCCACAGTCCTGTCAGGCTTTTCATGCTCGCTCCAATCTAAGGGAGTTGGGCATCCTCAAGCCACTCGCTGCACCTAACTAGACACCAACTCACCCTGCGAAGGGTGAGCCGGTGACTAGCCGGTTTCTAAATGACTCCGATAAGGTAAAGAAGTATTGCCAAAACGGAGCATTGAGAAATTGTCGCCGAGAGGGTGAACAGCACCAAAACTGTTGCTGTAGCACCGTCTCGCTTCTTAGTACTGAGACCACCTAAAAACTCTTTACGAGTCATAGGAACAGGCTCTGGACTAGGAGCACGAAGAGTAGGATCCATAGGATAGAGAGCATAGTCATGATCGCCCAACCAATAATCTTGGCTAAGCGACCAAACTCAGCTCTCACCTCCCATAATCTTGCCCTTATTAGTTGCGTTAGTGAGCCACGCCGTCAGAGCGTCATACACTAGAGTAGCTTCCGCGTCTGAATAGCCCTGATCAAAGGGTCGATTCATGACAAGGTGCACACTCATAGTGTAAGGACGGTTCTGAGACGGAAACAGTGGATCACTAGTCGTCTTCTTGTGAGTCAGCTTGACGAGAGAACTTTCTCGGCCGGAACGCACGGTGTGCGAAACGTCCAAGGTAAGAGCTCCGTCAGCAGACGCGGAAGTCGACGAACGTCCCTGCACATTAATACGTGCAAGGTTCGTCGCAACCGAGTTATACGTGACGACTGTCGGGTCAGCGAGCAACGGTGGACCTTTACTTGTTAGAAGGTCTGCCCCCGTCAAATGACGGTGACAGGACACAGCCAATTATTTGGCTATGCCTAAAGCAGCCAATATCGCCAATTGACGAGGACTTAAGTCCACGCCGGTGAAATTGACTCCGAAAGGAGACACTCTAGCACGCTGTTTAATTGTCTTTTTGACAACAGCGGTTATAGTGTGCGGCACAAGGACGTCATCGATACGGAGTTGTCCGTTCCAAACATAAGTCTTTTCGACTTCTGAATGGCACATCACATACCCGTATACTTGAATGGCGCCTTCAGACAGCTGCAAATACAAGTGACGAAGAGAATTACCGCCATTTGTAAAGTAGTCTGTCAGCCATGAGAATGGAAGAAGTTCCCATACATCAGCTGGAGATGGAGCCAAATGATACGCTCTATCCCAGTCGAATAACAGTCTCTCGAAGGTTGACAAATTCTTCGGGATATGATATTCGAATTGACCAGCATACCAAATCTTGCGATTGGTACGCGTAGTAATGGTCCCTGATATGGAGTTCTGAAGGCCGGCTGAAACGCCGATACCTGCAGAAGTGACCGGCGCCGTTGTAAAAGACGACGTAGTCACAACTTCAGGGAGAGAATAAGCACGCGTTTTACGACGTATACGCTTATCCGCATCCCTATGGTACTGCGCTATAACTGCGCTGTATGAATTAAGAGCCGTGTTAAAGTTCTTAATATCACTGATAGTGGGGGCGATCCCGAACTGATAGTTCAGGTATTCGCCACCCGGATTCGAATCTAGCAGATTCCGGCCAGGAAGGCCGAAAAATGCACCATCCGAAATCGGTTCCCCAATAGCAGTCACAGCGTTAAACGCAGCACTAGTTGGTACCACACTTAGCATAAGTCGTTCTCCGGTAACCTGGAGCTCGCCAGTGTTAAGTGCATTGTCCTCGGTCCAAGCCGCATCACTGCGGATTGTGTCCAACCAGATATTCCTACAGATTCTTTGAATCTCTAGGTGAGGAAGAATATCCCCCACTAAGGAATTTACTGGAAGATGACTAGAAGTATGGAGATCAGTTAACTCCCAGTGCTTTCGCCCTGGAAGACTGACTTCAAGCTTCGTAGTTATAAAAGGACCGCCCAAATTTCTAGGGCGCTTATCGCGAGGCCAGTTGGTATCGCGATAGAATGTCCATAGTCTATTATTGATAGAACTCGTTTGCTGGTGCCAACCTAAACCACAGTTGGTACTATCAACCGAGGTCAGAGGAACTCCGGCGGAAGTCCAAGTTCTGGTGAGGGTCCTAATAGGATCCGGATCAGGACTTGACCTCCATTTAACGGTTTTCCTCAGATTATCAAGATAGTCTTGGATGGTACTAACCAATATTCTCATTCCTTTCTAGGTATATTACGGCATCGTGTGCCGGGGGCCCGAAAGGGCCC